CGTAGGCCACAGTCTTGGATATGCTATTTAACATAAAATTACGTTATGCGACATTCGGCTCTGAGCTTTGCTTTATCTTCTAAAATTGCTTCGCTGGATAAAATTGCTTTGTATAGAAACACTGGTGTTCCTTCTTCGGTATCTTCTACTTTTAACTTTTTTGTTCCATCTCGATATTCAAATATAGCAATAGGGTAGTTGTCCCGATCTGCTATATAAAAACGTCTGTCTTTTACAATCAGTTTATGGTCTTCAAATTGGTGTTGAAGCAATCTCATGAATTTACTTTCGTTTGGCGAAAGTAAATTTAGTTGTCTGATTCTGTCCGCATCATTGTGATAGCGGATTTTTTCACGCTGCCTTTCATTGTAGTTTAGGTACACATTTCTTGTTTTTTGTTGGATTTCTTTTGATTTTTCTTGTTTTGAATCTCTCCAGAGATAACCAATAATTAAACCTAAAATTAAACAGAATATAGCAATCATCATTTTCCCCATTAAAAAAATAGGGGATATAACTCCCCTGATATCTGTCTAATAATCTGGATCAACGTAAATAATCAATCGTCTTTTTTAAGTATTTCCGCTCGGTACTTCATAACATCCTCAGTTTTTATGTCCTTTAGATGCTTTCTGATTAGGGTATGTATAACATCAGATTCTTTGATTCTTAGTTTTTTCTCGAACATCATTTCCAGTGTTACATCCTTAATCATCTCTTCTTCTTCGTCTCTCAAACGAATAGTTATAGCCATTGTCTTCTCCAAAATTTCGACATCATATCTGATTTATATTTTACGATATGTTGCAATATCACAAATCAAGTGTTATAAAACAAACAAATATCATCTGTGATAAATCATAAATATGAAATCAATCACTTTTAATGGTCCACAAGACTTCACCCAAGCAGCATTTAACAGGGTGGCAGAGCTTGTTTCTCAACATGGCCAATGTGCATTAGATAACTTTGTACCTGCTTTCTCCACAGAGCAGTGCTTAGAGCACTTAGCATTTGTTGCGTCAGAAATGGCTTATGACTATTCGCTGATTGATGTTCATGCAGATTTATACAAAAAAACAAACGCTGAATTAAAAGAAGAAATGGGGGATTGCTAATGAGAATTTTAAGCATCGTTCTAGGATCTGTTGATGTTGAGTGCCCGAAGTGCTTCTCAAGATTTCATCACCAGTATTTGCCATTTCATATGTCTAAGTGTGAGGGATGAAATGAAGAATTCTACTGTTGTTCAAATTGCTTTAACTCCATCTTCTCAAGATCAAGATTCTGATTTACTTGATCAGATATTTGGTTTTGAGCCTGAATCTCATGCATCTGTTTCTTGTCCTCATTGTGGTTCTTTAGTTTCTTATTTTTCCGATCTTGAATTTCATAATTGTTCTGGTGAGTTTTAATCATGACTAAAAAAGCTGATCAAAAAACAACCCAAACCCGTAAAAACACGGTGGAAAGCCCTAAATCTGCACAATTCTTCTCAGTAGAATCTAGTCGCCTGACTGATTTTTCTACCCCCATTTATAATATGGGGGTTACGACATTGGATTCTCGTCTCAAATACGATGAGTTCACCTTTCCTCGTCGCCTAGACAATTGCAAAATGGTTCTCACGGAGAAAGGAAATGTTCCAGTTTTACATTCTGTACCATGTGATGAATATGGGATTGCTTCGCACGATTGGATTACTTTTGGATTTTGTCAGTCAACTTTAGGCCAAGAATATTATTCACTTGATCCGATGACTGCTGATTCAGAGCTAACCTATGGAATAGAAACGTTTTTAGATCATCATTTGCATGAAATATTCGGCTTCGGTCTTGGTGAAAAACGACAAAACGGTATGCATAACTACAAGTTTGCATATGAATTACAAGACAAAATGGGCATGGTTTTATACGGTCATAGCTCTCGTCGTATTTCAATACAAATCAATGGTACTGGGTGTGCTTTAGCTCGCAAGGGTTGGCAAGTCCGTTTATATCAATACCTAACGTCTTACCAAAAATTTTATGATCCTCAAACAGGTTTCTTAAAAGAAACTGGCCCACGTGAACCTAAATTAACTCGTGTAGACCTTGCCTATGATGACTTTGAGGGGCAATACATCACTGTAGATCAGGCTGACGAATGGGATGATGTAGGCGGATTTTGGTGTGGTGGTCGTCAACCTAAAATCGAAAAGATTGGCCCTTGGAAACGTCCAAACGGTAAAGGCCGTACCTTTGCTGTCGGTGATCGCACCAGTGGAAAATATGCACGTTTTTATGAACGTGGAAAAAAGGAGGGTAGTCCTTTAAGCCCTTGGGTACGTGCTGAAGTCGAATTTAAGTCTAAAGACAGATACATCCCGCTTGATATTTTACTTTCACCGTCTCAGTACTTTCTAGGCGCTTATCCTTGCTTTGAGTGGCTTGCCAAGCAATTAGAAAAAGATTTTTGCACCCCTGAAAAAACAAAAGTTGTTAAAAAACAGTCTGAAATCAGTTGGGATAAAGCAATCGACGTTCTTAAAGTGCAATTCGGAAAATACATCCGTCAATTTGCCAAAGTGGTCGAACCTCAAGAATTAATTAACATGATTTCATCTGATAAAGATGAAGTCCCAAAACGTCTCAAGTTTTCACACGCTGCTGTCATGCAGTCAATTCGTTTAAATCAACACTTTGAAACTAAACCAACATCATTGGAGGAGATGCCGCTTTTTGTCGGTAAACCACTGGTGAACATGTCTGCTTATAAGGAATTTGTCCATGCAATTTGAATCAACAATCGTGGTACTGGGTGCTAAAGCATCTAAAGGTGAATTTAACGGTCGGGCATACGATTCGACTAAGGTATTTGCTCAGTCAGAATTACAGGAAGGTGAAAACTTTGCTGGGTTTGTGTCTACGGAATATTCGTGGGGTACATCGTTCAATTTTGAACGTATCAAAGGTATTGAATACCCATTTAAAGCCAAAGCAGTGATGCAGATCGTCTCGAACGGTAAAGATTCAAAAACCATCATGCTTGATCTAGTCCCTGAAAAAACAGTGTCTAAATAATCTTAAGGAATTCAAGCAATGCAAGTCTGTAAAGTCCTCTCCACAGCAAATGAACAAGGTTTACAGACTTGCCTTGAATGGGTCGAGTATTCACACCCTTTAGCTATTACAAAAGCTGAAATGGTGCAAATAGGAGGCTCTTTACTAGCAGTCGCTGCGGTTTTCATTGCGTACGCAATTATTGCCAAAGCGGTTAACTCACTCTAACCATTGGGGATACTACCATGGAAAATAATGTAATCGAGTTGGTACAAAAAAAGCCATCATTTTGGCAACGTACTAAAACATACGCAAAACAAGCTATTGGTCTTGCAACTGCAACTGTAGTTGTTACACATGCATCTGCTGCTTCTTCAATTGATGCTACTGGCTTGACTGGTGAAATTGATGGGGGTAAAGCAACCATCATTGCTTTATTCGGTACAGCCCTCGTAATTTTAGGCATCTTTGCAGGTTGGCGTTACTTAAAACGTGGTGCGAATTCAGCGTAATTCACACTTACAAATAAGCCCCCTAAGTGGGGCTTACTTCATAGGGGTATACACAATGGAAGAAGCAAGCATTTTAAATTGGATTCCAATTTTGATTTTATTGGGGGCATCATGGTTAGTTATTCGAAGTTTTTAAAAGTCTTACTATCGTTTTCTATCACACTGTCTCCAGTGATGTTTATTAATTCTGCAAATGCTTCAACTTTGGCAGGCGGATCAGGTTGGCGTGTCGCTTCAACTGTCTCGAATGGTATAGGCGTTACTGTTAACGGTGTTAAGGATATTATTGTAAACGGTGCATCTAAAACTGTTACTGGTGTTGCGAATGTAACTCCAACTGCGGGACAAGTTGGAAAATTCATCGGTAAAAACGTCGCTGTTGCTGCTGTTGTAGGTGCTGTTGATTTATTGCTCGATGGTGTCGATTGGGTAATTGATGAAGGTGGTAAAGTTACAAAAAAACCTACTGACACCGATTCTTGCGGTGACTCTAATTGTCAATTTGCACCCACTTTCTATAAATGTAATTATACGAATTACAGTTCCTGTAATAAAAACTTTTCTTCTCCCTCTGCTGCTGTTAATGCTTTTTTAAAAGAGTTTGGCTCAACTGCTTCTGTTACTACTTGTAACACTGCTACACGCTATTGTGATTTGTCTGGTTCCACTCCATTTGGTTCTCAAATTAGTTTTAATTCATCATCTAATCCAAATTACAACCCCGCAGCACCATTGCCAGCAAATGTTCCTATTAATGACAAAGAGGGCAAGCCTTTAACATTAACATCACTTGGACAAATGGTAATTGACCAAGCTGAAACAGAAGTAAAAACAGGAAATCCTGCTGTTCCAATTGCAACTCCAGTAACCCAAGCTGCTGCAACTGCTGTTGTTGGTGAAGCTGAAACCGATGAAGTTCAAGCAAAACCAATTGCAACAGAATTAGACAAATCAGCTTCTATTCCAACTTCTGAAACCGCTGATGGTGAAATTACATCACCAACAACTAATCCTGATACAGGTGAAGTCAAGCCAGGCTCTATTTCATTAGATTTTCCAGTGTTTTGTTCATGGGCTCCCTCTATGTGTGTACTTGCTGACAAAGTACAAGAAGCAATTACAGACGCTCGTGAATGGGTAAAAGAATCAGAAACAACAGATACAGAATTAGAAATACCTGAACAAGAACAACAAGAAACAGATACAAATATTAACTTTAACGGCTCATGCCCTGCAAAAATAACATTAGTTAATTTTAACTATCACAACAACCAACAAAATTGGGAAGTCGATTTTACAGATTGGTGTAGTGCTGTCACTACTTATATCAAACCTATTGTTATTTCAATGGGGGCATTTTCTGCTGTCCTCATTGTGAGTGGAGTGCGTATCAATGAGTAGTCTTTCAACCCTTCTTTCTAGCCTACAAAAAGGTTTTTTAAAAAATGTTCTCACTGGTGCGGGTGTCACGCTGACAACTGCGGGCATAACTTTAACTGCTTTAAATACAGCGATTGATCAATTCAAAAATTCACTTGGAGACATGGCAACAACATTGGTTCAATTTGCAGGCCTTGCGGGCTTTGACGTTGCTTTTAGTTTGATCTTAGGCGCTATTACAGCGCGTTATGTTCAAAATTCATCAAAATTATTCTTATCAAAAGCGACTCGGTGACGGAGCGAGGAGCTTCGACGAGCGACTGAACAAAGGAGCGTTAAAAATGCTTAACTGTGTTACTGGTGTTCCGGGTGCATCAAAAACCGCCTATGTAGTTACCCAATTATTAAATGTTGAACGAAAAAACAAAGTTAATTTAAAAAAGAATATTGTTGTATTTGAGCATAACAAAGCTTGTTTTGATAAATTTAAAGACGACTTTTCATATTATGAATATGAAACTGGTTCAGGTCATGAATTAAAAAAACATCTTGAAGTTTTACCGCCTGAATATTTTTATATGTTGGGTCAAGACTATGACGATTTACGCCCCGATGATTATTACTTTCGTTCTGTTCGATACAATGAAATAATTGAGCGCATCCGTGATCGTGGCGAATCTGAGAACTTTGAATTTTTTCAGCCTGTACGTACTATTTATTCAAACATTAAAGCCTTAAAAATTGATTATGTACGTAATTTAGTTATTGATTGGCGAACTTGCCCCGATGGTTCAATTATCGCAATTGATGAGGTGCAATTAGTACCTCCATACAATGAGAACAAAAATAAGAATGATGAAATTGTTCAGGAATTGACTATTCATCGCCATAGAGGTTTTGATTTTTGGTTCATCACTCAAAGTCCGAGTTATTTGCACCCAACTATTAAAGAGCTAATTAGTTGCCATTTGCATATCACACGTCCTTACTGGCGAACCCCTAAAGTTTATCAATTCGGTTCATTGCGTGCTTATCCAAATACATTGGTTAATAAACTGAATTGTGAATCTAAATTTTCCTTTAAGCCTGCTGATTCTATTTTTAAGTTATATAAATCAACCTCAATTGATACCAGTAAAAAGCGTACACCCAAAGGTTTAATCGGCTTTGCATTATTTATTATGTTTGGCGTTTTTGTTTTTGGTTATGGTGCTTCGGGTGGCCCGGGCTTTTTAGGTCATTTTTTTGGTTCAGATGAAAAGGAAGTTAAAACACAAACTTCCAATAACGAAAACTCAAATAAACAAGCTTCCGATCTACCCGCTACTCAAACAAATTTAGATCAAGATTGCAGAAAGGCTGTTAATGTAGAAAAGCCTGAATGTGTTGAATGGTTCAATCATCTCTCCAGTGGTTCAAAAAGTATTAATCCATCTGTGCAAACTGTTTCATACAATCCGACTAGCCCTTATGACGATTTAAGCCAAAACTTGACTTATGAAATAACGTCTAAGCCTGTATTTTCAGGATGTGCCAAATTTAACGGCAAGTATTATGGATACACTGAACAAGGTACAAAATTACCTGTTTCAAAATCTGACTGTGTAAAGCTTATTGAAGATGGCGACCGTCCTTATAACTATTTCAAAACAGAACAATCATATGAACAAGTTAAACAAGATTCTCCAGCTGCTGAACAACCTATTCAGACTAATCAGCAACCTGAGACGATTCCTCAAGTAGATGCACAAGTTAAATCTGAACAAATTCCATTAGGAACAAAACCACCTCAAGCTATTACTGGAGCGCATTCGCTATGACACCTGAAATGCAAATAATTGATCATTTACTGAATTGGACTATTTTTACAGGCTTTGGCACAGGTTTGTTCTTTTCAAGGTTTCCTAGTCAAATTATTGAATTTACAGATAAATATTGGCGATTAAAGCGTTTTAAAAATTATCGAAAGAGATTAGCAGAACGAGTGTCTACGAGTGATTCGGGGTATTGATTTTATGAACATCTTCTTCTTGATTACAAGCTCCCATTTAAACCTGATCGGTAAGGGCAGAGCATCCCGAATGGGTGCGAACTGATATGACTAATAGACACGTGTATAGCACAATTGCATACAGTAGGAATAAAGGCGTTCTACGCAAAGAAGACTATATTTTTATGCGTGAATGCCTAGAAAAGCATTTAGAAAACATGCAGTTATCTGATTTTGATTATTCACAGCAAATTGATGATTTAAAACAGCTTTTTATCAAATTGGATCATACAATAAATAGGCTGTAATGCCGAACTAGCGGCTTATAACATGCGGGTTACGATTGACTAAATTTGAATCAATGACAGGGCTTTTATAGGCATTTTATTACACATTGAGTTAAGCCGGAGAGGTTTTTCCTGGCTAACACTAATTGCATAAAAACAATAACTTAGTATTTTTAGATAAAAAACCTGATTGGCAAAATATATCAAGCTCACGGATTTCGGCATAACGTATATTATGTTCATTAGGATACTCAGCAACGTGAATATAATTTTACAGATTCACGTTGCTGAGCTGTGGCACCAACTGAGTTGCGTAGGCCACAGTCTTGGATATTCTATTTAACATAAAATTACGTTATGCGACATTCGGCTCTGAGCTTTGCTTTATCTTCTAAAATTGCTTCGCTGGATAAAATTGCTTTGTATAGAAACACTGGTGTTCCTTCTTCAGCATCTTCTACTTTTAACTGCTTTGTTCCATCTCGATACTCAAATATAGCAACAGGGTAGTTGTCCCGATCTGCTATATAAAAACGTCTGTCTTTTACAATCAGTTTGTGGTCCTCAAATTGGTGTTGAAGCAATCTCATGAATTTACTTTCGTTTGGCGAAAGTAAATTTAACTGTCTGATTCTGTCCGCATCATTGTGATAGCGTATTTTTTCGCGCTGCCTTTCATTGTAGTTCAGGTACACATTTCTTGTTTTCTGTACGGTTTCTTTTGGTTTTTCTTGCTTAGAATCTCTAAGCAAATAACCAACAATAAATCCCAGAATAAGACAAAATATTGCTAGTCCCATTATTCATCTTTTCCCAAAACATCTTGTCGGTATTTAAGAACTTCTTCTGCTTTTAAATTTTGCAGGTGATATTTAATAAGTGCATGAATTACATCGCTTTCCGCCATTAAGCTTTTTTTCTGAACAACAAACTTCATTAAGGTTTCCTTGATAGCTTCTACCTCATCTGTTCGCAGCTTGTAGACTTTGCTCATTTTTTCAATTTTCCGTTTAACAGTTACCAAGTTAATTTTAACCCTATTTATTAGTTGACAAGTTACCTGTAAACTTTGTTTAATACTTTAAACCAAGTTACTAGGTAACTTTTGCATGAATAACTATAGTTTCTCAGACTCTCAATCTTTTACTCAAGCTGCTTTTAACAGGGTGGCAGAGCTTGTTTCTCAGCATGGCCAATGTGCATTAGATAACTTTGTACCTGCTTTCTCCACAGAGCAGTGTTTAGAGCACTTGGCATTTGTTGCGTCTGAAATGGCTTATGACTATTCGCTGATTGATGTTCATGCAGATTTATACAAAAAAACAAACGCTGAATTAAAAGAAGAAATGGGGGATTGCTAATGAGAATTTTAAGC